GCCCAGCCGGTAATTGGCTGCCCCGTTGATCTCGTCCAGTTCGAGCCATTCGCCCAATCGTTGCCGGGCAGCCTCCCAATCGACGACCTCGCGCCGGATATTGCCCGGCACCATCGCGTAGCCCGGCAGATCGTAGGCCGGATCGCCGGTCAGCCGCGTCGCGTAATACTTCTTAATTGAATCGAGGTGTTCCTGGAGCAGCTCAACCTCATCGAGCAGCTTGGCACCGCGGACACCATCCGGCAATGCCGACACCTGCGTCTTGGCTACCGGTACGATCAAGTTTTTCACGGCCTGACAGATGTTGATCGCCGAACAAAACCGACAAGCTTCCGGCGAAGGGTTAAGCGGCGCCAGCGGATCCTGGATAGCCCGCAACGTCGCCAGAATCTCGCTGTAGGCCTTGGCAAGCGCAGCCAGGCCATATCTAGCCTCTGAGACACCGAATGGCCCTGAAATGATCTGGACAACGACCTCGCGCAACATGCTGGGCATGTGCAACGCCACCAGGACCGCCAACACTTTCATTTGGGCGTTCTGCTCGGCCGGATCCGGTTCTAACCACCCCGTCTTAAAATCCTGTACCAGCGCAACAGTAGGCGTATAAACCACGCGATCGAAACGCCCACTGGCCGCCTTGCGCCCATTGACCGTGAGCCACAACCGTTTCTCGGCCAACTCTTGAGTCGGCTCCTCGCCAAAAATCCGGTGGACCTGATCGGTCGCGCGCTCCTGCAGGAAATCGGCAGTCTGCTGCTCGGAGTCATCGAGCTTGATTTCGTTGCCGTCTTCGTCAGGGATGCCAGCCAGATAAGCGTGTATCAAAGACCCTCGCCGCGCTGTCGGAGAATCCTCGTGCGCCGCTTGGCCAAGTTTCTCAGCTTCCAATTGAAGTTGAAAACTACCGGGACACGATTCTAGCCTTTTCCAGGCTGATGCACTCGGCAACCCTGAACGTTCGTATTGCGATTCAGTCATAACTAAAATGGAATATCGTCCGGTGCTAGATCGTCACCGCCCGCCGCCGCTTGAGCGACTTTTGCGGCTTTGTTAACTTCAGCTGGGCTATAGCTTTGCTTAGTAGGCTCACTGGTCGGCCCGACCTGCTTGGGTCGATAGTAATAATGTACCTCGTTGCGCTTTTGCCCTTTCCGGCTTCCTTGACTGATCTCTCCCTGGCGCAATCTGCACTTGCCCCGTGCCCCCGCAATGTTATCCCAGTCAATTTCTTTCCCAATCGCCGTAGCGCGTCCGATCGCCAGTAAAAAATCGCCTATCCCATCGCGCTTCTCGCCCGCCGCGGTCTGGCCGCTCCATGGTTGATCCCAAACCCATTGGTCACTGGGTAAAATCGATAACTTTACTTTCACTACCCAGTTGTCATTCTGGTTTAAATACGGTTCGCCACATTCTAAAACCCGGAAATTGTAATCGCCTTCCGGCAAAATCTCCGAAGACACTTGCTGCCGTTCGCTTCCGCCGCTGAATGTGTAGTTCATGACTGATAGAAGTCTTCGATGCCTCGTTCCAAAGCTGCCCAATTAAATTCCATCGGAGATGGCAGCGAATAACGGTTTTTTGCAACAAATCCAGTCCCAGGTTCGGTCCATAACAGCCGGTCACCACTCACGATTCCTTTACCTTTACGCGCTTTTGGTGAATCCTTCTGGATCGTGGTATCCAAGTTAACGAACAAAATCATGTCAACGACTTGGAACAGAATGGCGCTACTCTTTTCTTGCAACCGTGTTTGCCAAGTATCGTAAGGTGCCGAAAGAGAGGGATCGGTAAACACCTTGACCGAACTATGGGCCAACAGAATGATATTGAACCGTTCACTCATCTCAGTGAACTTAGCCAGCAGTCCAGTCCAAAGTTCACGCGCTCGCTGGAATCCACCACCGTAAGGTACGTCACCAATACTCTTGGCTTTGTACTCTGAGCAAACACGTTGCTGCACCAACAGATCAGCCCCATCAACCGTATCTAGTACAATTGTTTGATAATCGTGTTCTTCCTTATCGAGCGCCTCGACTTGCTCATAGAGTTGCTTGAAATCTTTCGGTGCAGGTAACTTAGCTACGGAGAGCTGGTCGAGCCCGCGTTCTGTCGAAATAAAAATCGGCTTAGGAGCGCCAGCGGCCCACGTCGACTTACCAATGCCTGGCTGGCCGTAGAGAAGCGCCATGATCGGCCGACGCCGTTTGCGCACCGTAACCTGGTCAAGGATGCTAGCCTTGCGGGGTTTAGCCGCCTCCTGGGCTGCGCGCTCGGCAAACGGGTTGACCTCTGGCGCCGGTTCAAGAGTAGTTGTTTGGTTGTCGTTATTCATTTGGAGTTTTCAATTTATTTCGTCAAATCCACCATCGGTGCGCATGGCAATAAAACGCAGCGTTTGGCGTGGGCAGGCGATCGGGCTTGGTTCGCCGGAGCCGGTATCCCAGTAGGGCTTCGGGCCGTCAAAGACCACCCAGACGTAGGATGGATGGCTCAAGTCGTGGATGCGCCCGATTCCCGTAGTGTGCGACTGGCCGATTGGCCGGTAAGCCACCCAGCGGCCAATGTCAGTGGTTTCGATATCATTATTCATTGGATGAAAAAGGTGCCATCGAAAATAGACTCATAGTAACGCCTACCTTCGGAATGCTCTGGGTAAGAAAGCCATAGGCGCTTAAGCACACGGCGCGCGCGCCAGCGATTATCGATTTGGGCGATGGCAAGGTGTCGTTTCATGGTTATTACTGAATACGACTGAATCGCAACGAACTTAAGAACTTTTCCCATCCGAATTGACCAACTTTCGGATATATTGCGAGACAGTCAGATCTAGGCTTTCGGCCCGTTGCCGGACCAACGGCTTAAGGTCCGCGGGCACGCTAATTGAAAGTTTCTGCACCGGAACTTTTTGCTTTGTTTTCATCGTACTGGGTCGTATTTATAAGGTGATGACCGTTATCGAAGCATTGAATAAATTGAAGCTTGCCGGGCTACCCGATAAACAGGCCGAAGCGATTCTCGAAGCTTTTGAGGAGCGCGACCGGTCATGGTTCGAAAGCCACTTTGAAAGGCTGCGAACAGAAATGGAAAAGATGCGACGCGAATTGCAGGCGGAGATTGAAAAGGTGCGACGCGAATTGCAAGCGGAGATCGAAAAGGTGCGTGGTGAGATTAAAGAGGCCAAATTTGAGATGATCCGTTGGATCGTCGGCAGCGTCATCGTGGGAACCCTGATCAGCCATTTCTGGAAATGACCACCAAGAAAAGCCCTGGTCGCACCTACGTCAGCTTGTCCTTCAGCTGCCCACCCGAAATGGAAGCCGCAATCAATCGGCGTTGTGTGGAGCTCGGGCTCGATAGTCGGAGCGATTATCTGCGCCGGCTCTTTGAGCGCGACCTGATCGCGGTCGGCTTGTACAATCCTCGCGATATTGGGCGCGATGCACCGCCACGGATCCGGCGCGGCCGCCAGCCAAAAGCTAAGAAGAAATAACTGAGTTTTCATATGGGTTGGGTCTGTTGCATCGATTCCCACCACTTCTCGAGATCGGCCCGATTGAAATACCATCGATTCTTACCCTTTCTCAGCCCGCCTGGGATCTGCCCTTCAAGAGCCCACCGGCGCAATGACGACGCCGGAATCCCTGTAAGTTCAGAAAGTTGGGGGATCGTGACAGCCCTTCTACGGTATGCCAGACAATGAACCCGTAGCGGTTAGCGAACCCGCTGAATTGATCGTGAATTTTGCGCTCGAGAGTCTTGCAATGTTTATCCCGTTTCTCGGCCGCGGTCATGCCGCGCCGTTTTAGCGGTTTGCGATCGCGCGAATCGATTAACGAAATCTGCCGATCGTTTAATTGTTCAAGGGGAATACCCATAAAATTCTATTTGGTGAACCGCATGAACCGCAGGATCAGACCGATACTGACCAGCCAGAGCAGAACGAGAAGAATTACGATGTTCATTTTTTAGTTTCCTTGGTTTTCCCACCATTCGAGGAACGTTTTACGTTTGAACCGCCAACGACCGCGTTTACCGGCGACCTGGAAAGCACCAGGAATCTCACCGATCCGTGCCAGGCGGCTAATTGTGCGAGGGTGAAACCTTGTTAGTTTAGCGACTTCCCGAACGGTTAAAGGCTCGGATTTCTTACTGAACGGAGGAAAAAGCAATTCGGCCATAGAGGTTATGTCGGAAATTCGTTGCACATGTCCTAATAGCTGGAATTTCATTTCGGTCTTTTGCGCGAGGGACGTTTTCGGGTCACTTTTGGACCGATTTGGAGCGATTCAGGGTCACTTTTAGGCGATTTTTTCCCCTTGATTTTTCCCAATCGTTTCCTGGAACCGCTTGGCGATAGTCCAAGAATGTGGGCGGCATCTTTGACGCTCATTTCGATCCCGAATTTTTGGGCGATAACCAGAGCAAGCTGGGCAGAACCGCCAGCCGCATTGATAAAATGGCTGCGAAGTTCCGGCTCGAGCTCGAGCAACTTGAGATAGATAC